AACAATCTCAGATAATAGTAATAAAGTTGCTGTTATATTAGAGCGTCATGAAAATAGATTAGATGAATCCGATAGAGCAGACAAACTCATTATTGGTATGCTTGAGGAGATGAAGGAAAGGCAAGAAAATGATAAATTATTAGTTAGTGACAGGATAGATAAAATCCAGAAGAAAGTGGATACCAACGCAAAGTTTGTTATCGGTGCGGGTGCTGTACTTGCTACTCTTGTGACAGTCCTGCAACTAGTTCCACCCATTATGAAGGTCTTGACAAACGATAAGAAGTTTGCTAGTATCGTGGAAACGAACCTTGGTTATGTTGCATTTGGAGAGGAAGTACATCTCCCTCATTTCTTCACGTCTAGAGAAATTTAAGAAACAAGATTTAACTTACAATTTTAGATGCCCCTATTGTGGCGATTCAAAGAAAAACAAGAATCGTGCAAGGGGGTATTTCTTTCAGAAGAAAGGATCTTACATATTCAAATGCCACAACTGTGGTATGGGGAGAACGTTTTCTAATTTTTTAAAGGACATTGATTCACAATTGTACTCAGAGTTTGTTCTGGAATCATATCGTGAAGGTCATACTGGTAAGGGTACTAGTATTCCTTTGCCAGAGTTCAAATTTAAACCACCAAAATTTGAAAAGAATATACTAGACGATCTAGAGAAAATCTCAGATCTAAATAAAACACACATCGCTCGTCGATATCTTGAGGCACGTAAGTTACCACTAAATTCTTTTTATTTCTGTCCGAAATTTAAAGAATGGACTAATACCCACAAGAAGGTCTTTAAAGATACACGATATGATGAGTCGAGAATAATAATTCCTCTCAGGGATAAGGAGGGTATCTTTGGATACCAAGGTAGATCTGTGTATCCACAATCTAAAATACGTTATATTACAGTGATGCTAGATGATAGCAAAACTAAGATCTATGGAATGGATAGAGTAAATGAAAAGGAGACAATCTATGTCACAGAAGGACCCTTCGACAGTCATTTCATTGACAACGCTATTGCTATGTGTGGTAGTGATGTTAACCTTAGCAGTTACGATTATCAGTTCGTATATGCATTCGACAACGAACCCAGATCGAGAGAGATTATCAATAAAATTGAGACAGAGATAAAGAAAGGAAACAAAGTTGTTATCTTTCCAAAACATATTACAGAAAAAGATCTGAACGACATGACACTTGCTGGACATGACGTTCAAAGTATGGTAGAATCAAACACCTACCAGGGACTGGAAGCAACACTCAAATTTACACAGTGGAAAAAAGTATGAGCAATGGACTAAAGGTACAAAAAAGAGACGGTCGTGTTGAAAGCATTGACCTTGAAAAGATGCACAAGATGGTTGACGCCGCTTGTGAGGGTCTCACAGGGGTCTCTGCAAGTCAAGTAGAGATCCAATCGGGTATCCAATTTTATGATGGTATTACCACGGCAGAGATTCAAGAGATTCTTGTTAAATCTGCTAATGATTTGATTAGTTTAGAGAATCCAAACTATCAGTTCGTTGCTGCACGTCTTCTATTATTTGGATTGCGTAAGCAATTGTTTGGATTCTCATGGGATCATCCTACTCTATATGCACAGATTGTTAGATGTATTGACTGGGGAGTATATGATGACTCGGTATTGAAAAATTATACTGAGGAAGAACTGAATACTATTGGTGAGTGGATTGATCATGATCGTGATTTGTTGTTTACTTTTGCTGGTCTTAGTCAAGTAGTTGATAAATATCTGGTACAAGATCGTAGTACTAAGGAAGTTTATGAAACTCCTCAGTTCATGTACATGATGATTGCAATTACGATCTTTGCTGATTATGATAAAGATGTGAGATTATCCTATATTAAAAGGTATTATAATGCCATCTCCAAGCACAAAATCAACATCCCGACACCGATCATGTCGGGGGTCAGAACCCCCTTACGTCAATTTGCATCTTGTGTTCTCGTTGATGTTGATGACACCCTCGATAGTATCTTTAGCAGTGATATGGCTATTGGTAAATACGTCGCACAACGTGCTGGTATCGGCATTAACGCAAGCAGAATTCGTGGGATCAATTCTAAAATTAGAGGCGGCGAGGTACAACACACAGGTGTGGTCCCCTTCCTTAAAAAGTTTGAATCAACTGTACTCTGCTGTAGTCAAAACGGCATCCGAGGTGGTTCTGCTACAGTTCACTTTCCTATCTGGCACCAAGAAATAGAAGATATTATTGTTCTTAAAAATAATAAAGGAACTTACAACAATAGGGTACGTAAACTTGACTACTCAATCCAAGTTTCAAAACTTTTCTACGAACGTTTCATTAAGAATGAAGAGATTAGCCTCTTCTCACCGCATGACGTACCAGGTCTGTATGATGCTTTTGGGCTTCCTCACTTTGACGATCTCTATGAGCGTTATGAATCAGATAAGTTTACTCCAAGAAAGACGATTTCTGCACAGAAACTCTTTTTAGATATGATGAAGGAGAGATCTGAATTTGGTCGTCTTTACATTATGAATATTGACCACTGCAATTCACACTCTTCCTTCAAAGATAAAATTAGTATGAGTAATCTCTGTCAAGAGATCACTCTTCCTACAGATCCTATTCAGCATATTGATGATGATGCTGGTGAGATTGCTTTGTGCATTCTGTCTGCTATCAATGTAGGTAAATTAAAATCTCTTGATGATCTGGAAGAACTTTGTGATCTTACTGTGCGTGGTTTGGAAGAACTAATCGACTATCAAGGATACCCTGTAAGGGCAGCAGAACGTGCTACAAAGGCACGTAGATCACTTGGGGTAGGTTTTATTGGTCTTGCTCATTATTTGGCAAAGAATGGATTAAAATATGAAGATCCTAATGCTTTGCCTTTAGTTCATGATCTTGCTGAGGCATTTCAATATTATCTACTTAAAGCATCTAATCAACTTGCTATAGAGAAGGGTGCATGTGAAGGGTTCCATAGGACCAAATATATTGATGGTGTACTTCCTATTGACACCTATAAAAAAGATGTAGATGAACTTGTAGCACCAGAATATAACTATGATTGGGAAACTCTTAGAGAATCTATCATTACCCACGGTCTTAGGCACTCAACACTGTCCGCACAGATGCCTTCAGAGAGCAGTTCCGTTGTGTCAAACGCAACCAATGGAATCGAACCACCTAGAGGATACTTGTCCGTTAAGAAGAGTAAAAAGGGGAACCTTAAGCAAATTGTTCCACAGTACAATACCCTGAAAAACAATTACACATTGTTATGGGATATGCCTGGTAATGAAGGATACATTAAAATTGTTGCTGTAATGCAAAAGTTTTTTGACCAGGCAATTTCTGGGAACTGGACTTATAATCCTTTACATTATCCTAACAGAGAAGTTCCAATGTCTCTTATCACCAGTGATATGCTAACTACATACAAGTACGGTTGGAAGACCTCATATTATCACAATACATATGATCATAAATCTGATCAAGGCGATGACGAACTGGAGGAAATGAAATCAGAATTAGAATCACTTATTGCACAGCTAGAAAACAACGAAGAGGACGACTGTGAATCTTGTAAAATCTGAAAAAACAAACGTAAAAGGAATGACAGTATTTAACACGACTAAGGTAGATACTAAAAAACAACCAATGTTTTTTGGTCAACCATTAGGTGTTCAAAGATATGATGGGGCAAAGTATCCCGTCTTTGAAAAACTAACACAGCAACAACTTAGTTATTTCTGGAGACCAGAAGAAGTATCACTACAAAAAGATCGTGGTGATTATCAAACTCTTCGTCCAGAACAAAAGCATATTTATACTTCTAACTTGAAGTATCAGATCATGCTTGACTCTGTACAAGGTCGTGGACCTGGCATGGCATTCATGCCCTACTGCTCACTTCCTGAACTGGAATCTGCCATGTCAGCATGGGGATTCATGGAGATGATTCATTCTCGTTCATACACTCACATCATTAAGAATGTCTATAGTGATCCTTCGGAAGTGCTTGACACTATCCTTGATGACGCTAACATATTGAAGAGAGCATCATCAGTAACTGAATCCTATGATGACTTCCTACAACATGCTCATGAGTACGACACAAGTACTATGTGGGAACTTGCTAGCGAAGGTCATACTGCAGGACAGTATGATCGTTACTCTCTGAAACGCAAACTTTATCGAGCAGTTGCTAATGTTAACATTCTGGAAGGAATCAGATTCTACGTTTCGTTCGCTTGCAGTTTCGCATTTGGTGAGCTTAAACTTATGGAAGGATCCGCTAAAATTATCTCTCTCATCGCCAGAGACGAAAGCCAGCATCTTGTCCTTACTCAAAACATCCTCAACAAATGGAAAGAGGGAGATGACCCTGAGTTTAAAGAGATTGCAAGAGAGGAGGCACCATATGTGAGAAAGATGTTTATGAATGCAGTTGATGAAGAGAAGGCATGGGCAGAGTATTTGTTCTGTAATGGTTCAATGATTGGTCTCAATGCAAAACTTCTTCAGCAATATGTTGAGTGGACTGCAAATCGTCGTATGAAAGCAATTGGTCTCAAACCAGAATATGATATTGCTGCCAAGAATAATCCACTCCCTTGGATGCAATATTGGTTGTCATCAAAAGAGGTTCAGGTTGCTCCTCAAGAAACTGAGGTTGAGAGTTATTTGTGTGGAGGTATTGTGCATGACATGCAGAAAGATACTTTTGCAGGATTCCAATTATGACTTCACCTTCTTGGAAACTAAAAGCATATGCAGATCCAAACATCTCTGATAAAAATTACTGTATGCTTAAATTAGGTCCAAGAAATTTAGGTGAACTTTTATTTTATCTATTTCTGAAGGTGAGGTATTCTTTAAGAGAATAAATAGGTTAGTGATGACTTTTATATGTACGATAATCCATGGTGGCATGAGGATAAAGTATTTGATACCGATAGTATTAATGGATACTACGGTTTTGTATACTTGATAACCAACACCACTAATGGTAGGAAGTACATAGGTAGAAAATACTTTTGGTCTTTTAGAAAGAAGAAAGGTCAGAATCGTAGATCTAAACAGGAATCTGATTGGAAAAAGTACTACGGTTCTTGTCCAGAACTGAAAGAAGACATTAAAGTATTAGGTAAAGATAAATTTCAAAGAGAAATTTTAAGTTTACATACTACCTTAGGTAAAGTCAATTACGAAGAGACCCGCCAACTCTTTGTATATTCAGTTCTTACTGAAAGCTTGACAGATGGCACACCTGCATACTATAATGGAAATGTTCTCGGTCGTTACTACCGTAAAGATTATTTTAACTATGATTCTTGAGACACTTACGGCATTTTTGATGCCACCCCCACCAGCAACTATTCCACCAGTGGTTGCTGAACAGCACATAAAAACTTGGACGTGTCCTGAATGTACGCTTGCTGAACAATATGTTCTGAAAGAATTGCAGGCACATACAAAAATTACTGATCGTAATGCTCTTGCTACGATCATGGGTAACATCAAGCAAGAGAGTAAGTTCATCTCCAATATCTGTGAAGGTGGTGCTCTCGTCTCCTATACTAATTGTAAGGTTGGTGGGTATGGTTTGATCCAGTGGACTAGTATTGGACGCTATAAAGGTCTTGGAAACTTTTGTGCTAAGTACAACTGTGATCCATCATCACTTTCAGGTCAGGTTCGTTGGATGATTAATGAACCTATCTTCCAACGTGCTCTTCCTATATTTGAAGGACATGATCAAAGTATTTCATATTATATGAAACCCGCATACTACTGGTTAGGATGGGGTATCAAAGGTAACCGTGAAGTATATGCATGGGACTATAAAGACAAATTCGTATTGTTTTGACAAACACAACTGGATAGTGTATACTATCCTTGATTAGTTTGCCCCGTTAGCTCAGGAGACAGAGCACGAACCTTCTAAGTTTGCGGCCGGGGGTGCGAATCCTCCACGGGGCGTCGTAGATGTATTAATACATCTACTTTACAATCCCCTGTAGCTCAATCAGGCAGAGCGCCAAACTGTTAATTTGGATGTTACTGGTTCGATTCCAGTCGGGGGAGTTAGGAACTTGAGACGTTCCAATCAAGGTGCTCATCGGTTCGGATATACCGAAACCATGTTGGTGAGGATAAACCCCCTTGAATATTCACAACGGAAATTGTGTCTTACTCCATTGCAAACTGTCCGTATACTGGGTGTAATGCCCACATAGCATACGGATAAGTGTAGTGTTTGCTCGAATAGCTCAGCGGAAGAGCACCTCCTTTACACGGAGATTGTCGGGGGTTCGATCCCCTCTTCGAGCATAAATAAATTCAGTGATGCAAAAGAAGGCATGTAACATGTTAACTGCAAGATGTAAAGTATGTAATTTAGAAATTACAAGTAATTTAAAACCACAATGCTGTGGGTGCTCCAATCAGATGACGATATGTAGAGACACTATCACTGCTAAAGATATGTCGATGGTTCTCCTGATTAATTCTGAAAGAAATGTTAAGGATTCCACAGTCCTTAGTGCTAATGACTTAGAATACCAAGAGAACCGAAGGAAACGTAAGGTTCGTAAACTTGACTTTGAAGTAAAATGAATTCCAAACATGACAAGCGTAAGGATGCTCTCGGTCTCTTCTATGAGAGTGTTCTTAAACCTGATCCTCAGTTACGTCAGTGTGCTCATAACCAGGAATGCTACAATGAGTTAATGGAGTGGCGTTCGCAAGTATTGGAACATCTAGATATCCTACGCAATCAAGAATTTAATTCTTGACACATTCTCCTGATGGATGTATAATACATCAGGGACCGGGGTGTAGCAATCTGGTGAATGCAGCAAACTCATAATTTGCCTAAGGTGAGTTCGATCCTCACCACCCCGATTGGAGGGTTTCTCCTCCACTATTGTAGTTAAATTGCAAAAGCAATGTCTCGTTCTAAATTTAATTCTAAATTCAAATCCGATCTACCTAAACTGACTGCTGCAGTTGAAGGTACACTTGCTCTCGATAGAGATAATCCTAAACTTTATCAGAAACTTATACGCTTCTATGAAGATCAGGGTGTACAATTATATGATGATCCTGAAGATGATTACAATGTTATTCTTGATTCAATTGAAGCAGATTTAATTGAATCTGGAGTTTATGCTTGATGGTCTCGGACAGACATTAATTGTGCCCTGGTGGAGTCAATTTTGACCCAACCTGGTTTCCAATTTCCAGTTAAAGAATTGGTGGCGTGCATGTGCTCAGGGAGGTTTGACCACCTCCTTTTTTTTTTAATTAGAATTATGGAATTTTGCGATTGGTTTGAAGGTAACTTTAATAACTGGAAACAAGCGTCCAGTAGACCTACTTCGTTTGCTCATAT